TTTGTGGTAAATATTTAATAGTAGTGTATGGATTAGAATCTGTAAAACTTCTTTGAGGATATGTTTCTCTTCCAACAAGACGTATTTTAGCTTTTGATAATTCTTTATATTCAGAGTTTAAATCTTTTGGATATAGAGTTATATTATCTGCGGTTAATGGTAATAAAGAACCTGTTGCAAATACCGTATCATCCCATCTAACTTCTAATGTAGTAACATATATAGTATGAGTGTTACTTGAAAAGAACTTAGATGAACCATATTTAATAGAACCACTTTCTTCAGTTGGCTTTCTTTTAATAATGAATCCATCATTAGGTCTAGAACCATTCATCATATCATTAACATAATCAGTTACCTCAATGTTTAAATCATTAGTTAATCTATTAAATGTCTGTGAATACGAAGTATTGTTTATGGATGATGTGTACCAAGTACCACCACCTACGTTCTTAAAGTACCCAGCTTCACTTGTTGATGGGGAATCTAAGGAACCTGAATATGTTATTTTAAAATCATCTATTGATGCAGATTGTGCATTTGATGATGTATTATAGTATGAATACGCAAATATGTAATCACCAGATTTAGATGGGGTGAATGCTATTGATTGTGTAGTTGGTACTGTGAATGATGAGGTTAAATTTGTAACTCCAGTTCTCATTGGTAGCCCATCACTATCATAAATTGTAAATCCAATATCTCCATAATCACCGGGTGTTAGTGAAGATGATATTTGATAGTTTAACCCTTTTTGTAAGTTTTTTGAATACTGAGCATCACCACCAGCCTTATGAGAGTATAAATTTAATTTAGATTCAGATTGAAACATTCTAACATTTGATGAACCATCTACTGCATCTAAAACAACATTTCTTAAATTAAAGCTTCCTTCGTTTTGTGTGAAAGTTTCCCATGCAATCAAATCACCTGATTTTTGATAAATATATATTTCATCAAATGAACCAGTGGTTGATGTACCATCACCACTCCCATCAAAGAACGTAAATCTTAATTCATGCTCACCTGTCGCAGTTGCTGTTAAGTCGAATGATTGGGTTGATGATGCAGTTATAGCACCTACCATACCAGCATAATCACCTTCAGTTTTAAGAACCCCATTAGGGTCTTTTATTCTAAACGATACATCATCAAATGATGCAGGGTCTATTTGAAATTGTACTCCATAATTAATACTATTTTGTAAATAAGCTGGGAATACTAATGTAGTTCCTGCGAAGTTAGATGCTGATATAACTAATTGATTATTTTCTATAAATGCAGTTGGGGTTGTTCCATTAAAATCATTTATAGATTCTGTTAGGAATGCTGAACCTGTTCCGTTAGTAAACCCCTCATATAATACAACACCTTCAGTTGGAACTTTTTTTACTGAAGTTCCGTTGAATACACTTGCTTTATCGGTTGCCCATGGTGAGTTTACACTTCTACGTTCCCAACTATTACCATTTGTGTTTAGTGGGTTATCCATATACTGACCATTACCCTCATTCCAACTTTGTGATACTGGATATACTTCTAATGTATATTCACTTAATACTTCAGAAGCTTGAGTTGAGGTTAAGTTTAATTTGTATTTTGGAGAATTACTTATTTCGCCCGATTGTATTGATTGTGATATTTCTAACAAATCAAATTTTGTAAGTATTCTACTATTACCTATAAAGGTATTTCCATCTTCAGAGAAGATTTTAGAAACTTCTAATATCTCATCAAGTCCAGTATTTTGTGCTTTACGAGTTGAATTTTCATAAATGGTAGAATCTTTTTGTCCGTATATTCTGTAAATCATAGTGTTTCCTCTTTAGAACGATTGTGTTATAACCTGTCCTCTAATATCTTGATTAGGGAATTTCACTTCAAATATACTAGCATCTTTAGCTGGGAAGATAACTCCACCCTTAGTTGCGTTTATGATACTATATTTGTTTGGTGAATAGTTTCCATTAAATTTATTAGTAATTTGTAATCCACCTATACCCTGCTTATCAGGCCTTACAACAGTTTGAACTCCATCTACTTTATCTATTTCAACATATATCTTAGAAAGATTTATAGGTTCACCAACTCTCCAATTATCAATATTAAAATAATCTTTTAATCTAGCTATAGCTCTTAATAAAACTTCATTGGAGTTGAATTCAGGTAAAACTATAATTTCAAAATTTATACCTATATTAATAATATGTGCATCTTTAATATTAACTGCATCAGTTAACATTCTATGATATGATATATAATTCTTTAAATTATATTTGGTAGCTGAGTTTAATTGTGTTAGATTTTTCTGATTATCGTAACCCAATGTGTATAGATTCAATGCTAATGGGTTTGGGATTTCAGTACTAATAAACTGTCCATCGGATTTTTTATTTTCTAATTGATAGTCTTGAACTAAATATGCTTTTGCTACCGAACCAAATTGTGGTGGAAGTGCATAACACCTCATTACATAATCTTCTCTAGTTACAGTTCTGTTTTGAGCTGCGAAGAATGCCATAGCATTCTGTCTAATCTCATCTTGTGTTTCTGTGGTTTTACCACCAACGGCTGGTTGAGGATTTGTACATGCTAATGATTGTCTTATAAAAGATACCACCGCTTTACTAAGATTTATTTCGTTTGCAAATTCAGTTGTACTTGCTAATACATTAGTTAAATCTTTTGCAGGAACGTTATCAACTATACCATTACCAACAGTATACTTAACTGTAAGTGTTGTATTAGATGGCGCAACACCATATGTTTTTGTGTATAAGAAATTAGATGGGTCTAAAGATGAATCTAAATTTTGAGATGTGGCATAAATGGCTGAACCCACATTATCAGGATTTGGAATAATTTCTTCATCAGCGTTTGAAGATATACCAGCTCCAAATTGAATAGCCATAACCCCATCATCTTCAAAATTAGTTGTATATCTTTTTGGAACTCTATTTAGTTCTAATAGATATGGTGTATCACCACTATACAAGTGAAGGTCGGTTGAGTTATCTTCGTTATTATCAATTTGCTCAAATACAGTATCTTGTGCTAAGTATGGTACTCTAGTCCATACATCCCCATCGGAATCTTTTATAGATTTTATTCTAATTAGATTTTCTTCTTCTAATTTAATCTTATCATAAATTTTTGGTGAATCAAAATCATAAGTTGCTGTTTTCTCTTTACCACTCGTAGCTCTTACGGTTTTTTTCAAAAGATAGTAAACAGGTTCGTTTGTATTTTCATCAATTTGATATACAGATACTTCGGTTGGTTCAAATGAAGATGAGAATGCGAAATCAACTTGATTAACTGTTGTAAACTCAACATCTGTAAAATCAGTAGAACCTACAACCATACCTTCTTTGAGAGTCATAGCGTAATCATAATCCGGCTTTACATTATCACCAGAACCAATCGCAGGTACAAGTTGAAAAACTTCCATTGTTACTGATGCTGGGATTATGTTCTTTGGTTTATATCCAAACGAATTAACTATGTTAAATAAGTTTGCGTTTTCTTCTGCTGTTGTTAAAAGAGATTCTCTTAATTGTGTATCTGTATAAAATGATAACACATCACCTACATACGATGCCATTTCCATAAACATCATACCAGGAGATGATTCGTTAAAATCATTGTAGGTATTTGGGAAGTAGTTTTTAGAAAACTCAACTAAGTTTTTTCTAAACTCGCCAAAATCTCTACCGATTAACGATACATCTTTTTGTACTAAGTCGTTTTTTGCTTTCTTTGCCATTTAATTTCCTATTCTATTACTGCCCCATCGGCATCTATGAACAATACTATTTGGGTATTAGCCCCTTGCTCAGTTACTTTGAATCTTAATTCTATTCGTAAATAGTTTCTATCGTGTTCAATCTCAATATTTATATTGTCAATAACTATATAAGGTAACCAGAATTTAATATCTTTTGATAACGTTTCTTTTAATTCTTCATCCAACGATTCACTCATATTTTCAAAAAGTAATGAATAAACATCAGAACCAAATTCAGGTTGAAATGGTCTTTCACCTTTTCTAGTCAATAATAGATTCTTCAAATTAGATACCGCCTGCTCTTCAGTAGTATAACTTTGAGAAAATAACCCATTGGGTTTTCCAAATGGTAATGTAATACCAACTGCGATATCCTTATCCAAATCAATTGGATTGTACTGATATACTTTTCTCTCTTTAGCCATTGGTTACTTTCCTTTTTTCTTATCAATCGCTTTCATCAATTGAGAATAATCTTTTGTCATAGCCCCTGCTACTGCAGCAACTTGTTCATTATTAGTATCAACCGGTCTACCATCTATATCAGTAGTTGGTATTGTAGATTGAGAACCACCATGCATAAACCCTTGTGCTTGATTTGAATCAAATGTACTTTCCATATTTCTCCACTCACCACTTTCAGCAACTTCATTTAACATTTCATTCAACAATGGGTTCTTCATAAAAGTTTTCTTTTCAGTAGGTTTAGGTTTATCAGGTTGTTCTGATAGTATCTCTGATAAGTTAATATCTAATGGGTCTTTTTCTACTACTTTAACTTTTCTTTCTTTTATAATTGGCTTAGAAGCATTTCTAACTTCAGTAATAATGGGTTTAAGTTCTTCACGAACAACCTTTCTTACTACTAATTCTAATAATTGTGCTAATTCTTTTGCTTTCATAATTGTGTACTTTATATATAAATATTAAAATGTTTAGTTTTATTTCATTTTAAACCATTCCTACCCAAGGAGCTGGTATCGGTCCCATTGGGACTGGATACATTGGTACTCCACTTGTTACAAATTCGGTTTGTAACCCACCAACGGTTGATAGGTGGTTTGTAAATGCTAATACTAACTTAGTTGCAAATGGAATCCCATATGGAATTTTTTGCGGGCCATCCGAAAATGCCATTAATAAATCAGCTTGTAATGCTGGAATAACTCCACCATTATTTATAATATGTGTTATTGGAACGGGTATGTTTGCAGTTCCAGTTGATGCGAACATATTAGCAGGATGAAATGGTAATGGGTTCATAACTGCTGATAACCAATATGTTGATGTTACATTTGCCCAATTTACAAAATGATTCATTTTTGGTTTACCCTCAGATTTCTTAATATCATTTAGTGTTTTCAATATAGCTACTTTTATTGGAGCGTATGGGGCTTGTACCATTACCATATTAGCATGAAGTGATGTCGCAGCAGTTGCAACGGCTTTGTGATATTCAGATGCAATCTTTTCAGCAGTTTCTTCTTCAGTCTTTTCAACTGCTTTATTTAAGTAACCACCTACTACAGGTATAAATGTTGACCAAAGTGCGGGCATATTATTGTTTCATTGCTTTTATATCACTATGAATAGTGGCAACTTTACTAGCATTGGTAGCTGGGCCTGTAGGTCCTACTCCCGTTGTATATGTAGCAGCTGCTGAGGTTAAATCTTTTAATTCACTTGCTAACTTTTCAATGGCTGTAAACAACTTATCCATCTCCATTTGCCAATTCGGTGTTGAGTTGATAATATCTTTTGATGAATTTAGAATGATTGTATCGGATTTTGAATTTAGATACACTCTATCTGAATTTAAAAGTATAGTTGGTTTTTCAAATGAACTCTGTGCATCAGCAGCACCTATTCCTGATTGGGCTGGTGATAGAGTTATTTTTTGTGATGATGTTAACCATATAGATGATTGGTCATCATTAACATCTTCTATAATAAATTTATTAAATGAACCACCAGTCTTTCTACCATTAGATAAAATTATAATCGGGTCATTATCAGTTGAAGAACTCCAAGATGGAGTTTGAGTAGTATCACTACCTTCGGGTGTGAACCCAAATCTCATTGAGTGTCCGAACCTACCTTCTATTAAAGTATCACCAATGAATGGTTGTAATGAAGCTACATCATCTCTTTCAGAAAACCCCTTTCCTAAATCAGGCGTAGAACCAGCACCTGATGTTGGTACTCCTGCGGATGCTGCTCCATAAGAAGCTGCGCTTCCAGCGCTACTGACTAAATCATTAGAAAATGGTAATGCATTACTATGTGGATTCTTTTGAATTGAAATTGGATTAAGATAGTAGAATGTTTGATTCTGTTTTCTTTGATTTGGTTTTGCTGTTGGTGATTGTCCTGCTATTAGTACAACAGCTTCTCCGATTAATGGAACTCTCCTAATACTCATATCATATGGATATGCTTTTATCTGCGTATTAGGGTTGGATTGTATAAAGCACTGAATAGAGTAAACATCATTTACTTCAGTATCTTTTAAATTTACACTTTTTACTACTCCAATGGTCATTATACTTCCTCTATTTCATTAGGTTGGATTGCTTCTAACTGTTTATCAATTTCTTCAGCGTTAGATATTAATTGCTTCTTCTCTTCTTCACTTAATCCAAATCCCCCATCATCGGAGTTAGCATCTTTCATCATTCTCTGAACTATAGCTGCTAATTTTACAATCTGGTCATCGTTCTTTATGGAAACTTCCATATACTCTTTTATTAAAGGAACAATAACAGTTGCATCACTTAGATTTTTAACCAATGGTTCTAACTGAGCAATAAGAAGTTT